AATTAACCCCAAAGAAAAAGTATGTTCAAGGAATAGAATATATTTCAACCATTGAAACAATACATTTTATTACACATTTTATGTGGGGTGAAAGACCAATGAATAGTTATTTAATAACATTAGAAGGTGTAGAAGGTAATTTTACTTTGAATATGGCCACAATTAAAGAACAAGAACAACCTAAAATAGGTTCTATAATTCGTCATTATATTACAGGAACAAAAATAACACAATTTAAATTTATATCAATATGAGTAATTTTTGGCGTTGGCGTGATAATGAACTAAGTTTTAAAGAATTTAGAAAACTACCTCAACAAGAAAAGGATGAGTATATCCTACTAGTTGAAGGATTAAAACCAGAAGAAAGAAGTTCTGGCGATGAAATAATCCTCAACTTGTACAGCAAGAATAAATTAGAACTAAATAAATTTTTAGAATTATGATTATAGAAATGAACAATAATGATAAATTTGATATAGATTTATCCCAATTAAATTCCAGTATAAACGATAGAAACTTATTTCATAAATCCGAAGAAGTAACAATAAGAAATATAAATAACTTTATTTCAACTACTCATGAGTTTAAAAACCAACCATCAGCACTTAATACTGGTAATCTATTTTTTGAATATAAGATGTTGGTTAACAATAAAGAACATTATTCTGGTATCCATACTTCTCAAGCTAAATTACAAACTAATTCAATTGGTGAAATAACAATATCCTTCCCAACTGAATTTATACACTGGTGTTATGTTAATAGGAAAAAATTGGAATTAGATGATAAAGATAAAAATGATACCAATTATATTGCAACTGGATTTTTACTACCATTTGCAAGAATAACAGATTTATATAATCAATTTCACAACGAAAAAAGATTAAAAGAACTTTATAAAAATAAAAATATTTGATATATTTATATTAGTGAATTTGTAAAAATTACTTGTTCCCATCAATTTGGTTTACTCCCATTCACCAGTTGATGGGTTTTTTATTGAATCTAGAATATTTATGAAGATATGTTCCAAATGTAAAAAAGAAAAAGATGATAACGAATACTACACATATTGGCACTCAACTCAAAAAAAGTATAGAACTAGAAATATATGTAATACCTGCATGTATGAACAGAAAAAACGATATAAACTCAAAATAAAGGAAGAAAAAGAAAAATTGATACAAGTATCCATCCCAACAGAAATAGTTCAACCAGACCCACCAGAATCAATTTTAAATGATATTGAGGAAAGATATTGTCCAAATTGTGGTGAGTATAAACTAGTAACAGAATTTTATAAGAATAAACAAACCAATAAAATATTCAAGAATTGTAAGTTATGTCATAATGAAGCTAGCAAAAAAGCTTCAAATGTTTATTGGGAAGAAAAAAGAAATACAATTGGTTCAGAGAGGTTATCACCTCAACCTAATACCTATTTGGATGAAACGCAGAAGAGACAAACATTTTGGTTAATGGAATTATTGGGTTGGACTTATAACGATAATGGTGTATGGTCAAAAGAAGGAATAAAGGATAAGGATAACAATTGGGTGAATATCAATAAAGATGAACCAAAACAAAAAATAAAAAGAAAATCACCAATTAGAAGAAGACAGATTGATGTAGATAAGATAATTGAATTAAGAATGAAGGGATGGAAGATAACTCATATTGCAGATGCTTTAGGATATTCCAAACCAACGGTTAGAACTAAATTAAAACAATTTTATCCAAATGAAGAAGATTAGATTGGGGATGATTGATGTACCAACAGATTATTTTGAATATAATGCAGAACAAAAAAAAGAATTGTGTGAAGATTTGATAGATAGATTGTATTTATTTGTAGACCAAAGATTGGATGCAGAATATAATAGGATAGATTTTTTGATTAGTGTATTAGAAAGTTCAAGGGACACCAACGAAGAATTGGAACATTATGAAGTTGCAGCAGTAATAAACGATTGTCTTAAATTATTGAATGAAGATTGAAATAGAACAGTATATAACAAAACACTATTACGAATTATTGGAGATATGTAATAAGATGACCAAGAGGGACTCACTAGCAGGGGATTTATTGAACGATGTGTTACTTCAACTATACGATAAGAAAGAAATAAAGTTATCAAAACTTGATGATAACTCAATAAAATATTATATTATAAAATGTCTAACTATAAATTGGTACTCAAAGACCAGTCCTTTTTATAGAAAGATAAGGATGGAAAGTTCAAAGTATTCAGAGTTATTTGAGGTAGCGAACTTAATAGATGACGATAATTTGTTTTCAAGTCATCAATTATTTGAGGTAATGGAAACTGAATGGACAGAACTAAACTGGTTCCATAAAATTATATTTGAAAAGTATTTAACATTAGGAAGTTTGAAGAAGGTATCAACCGATACTAGAATCCCTTTAACATCTATAGCAAGATATGTAAAGGAAACCAAAACTTTAATAAAAGAGAATACATTTAGAAAATTAAATAAGTAATGTGTAACTGTCGTAAACAAAAAAGGGTGGAAACAAAGGTAATCATGGGAACACCAGAACCAACACCACAGGTAATAGAATTACCAATAGAAGATTATTTTAATAATTTAGATACAATAGAACCAATAGAAAATGGAGAAGGAACTACAGGAGAAAATAGAGAAAGCTAAACAAGAGTATATTGATAACCCACCAAAAAGAAAAAAGGGTTGTACATCTTGTAAAAAGAAAAAGAATGAAGTAACTTCTTTACCCCCTATAATAGAAGAAGATATGTGGGTTCCAACATCAGCTGAAATTAAATTAGCTTATGCTGAACTAACATCACTATTGGGAGTAAAAGAAGATAAAAAGGAATTTATACAGAAAGTATATGAATATATATTCAACGAGAAGTTTGATTGGAATTGTCGTTCATGTGTAAATTCCCAAGCAAGAAAATTCAGAATATATGTTACAGGAAAATAAAAAAGGTCGTAAATCAAATGAATTAGATTATGAAGCAAGGATGCCTCGTATATACGAAATGATGTTATATGAACATATGGGTTATGATGAGTTTGCATCCAAAGCAGCAAAAGAATTTGGAATAACCACACGTGCAGCAGAAAACTTATGGGCTGAAGCACGTAAAAGATTAAAAGAAAGATTTGAAAGAAACAGTGAAGAAATATTACAAGACCATCTTAATCAGTTATATGATTTACTTCATAGGTGTCGTGAGTCAAATAATAAACGTGTTGAGAAAGAAGTGTTGGACTCTATTGCGAAGATACATCAACTGGAGGTTAAGAAGGTGGATGTAACATCTAATGGTCAACCCATATCAATAAACATAAACTTAAACGATTAATTTTTTTTCTGACATAAAGTCCGTAAAACTTCGTTTTTGAATACTTAGCGTATGAAATACACAACAAATAAAGAACAAACTTGGATGAGAGACCAAGTGGGAACAGAAGGTCTGATGGACCTGATAAAAGAGTTGGGAGATAATTCCAATAAGACAATGGTGGAAATTGGTTCATTCGTTGGTGAGAGTACAGTATTATTTGCACAATCATTCAAAGAAGTAATTGCAATTGACCCATTTTTGGAAGGGTACGATGACCAAGACCCAACATCACATCTATTTGACTTTAAAAATGTGTACCAAACTTATTTAGAACGAACTGGTGACCATAAAAACATCAAGACGATAGTAAGTACCTCCACAGAAGTTTTAGACCAATTAAAGGGTCTTAAATTTGATTTTGTATATATTGATGGATTACACACATATGATGGAGTTAAGACCGATATTGTTAATTTTTTACCATTAGTTAAGACAGGTGGGGTAATTGGTGGTCATGACTACACAGATCAGATTCCACATTTGGTTGGAGTTAAACAAGCTGTGGATGAAGTATTCGGTCATCCTGATAAAGTATTCAAAGATAATAGTTGGATAAAATATAAATAGAAATATGGAAAAGATAGAATTTGTCATACCTACACATAAAAGGGTGGACCTACTAACAACAATCATCAGTTCAATCGTTGCACAAACCAATCCTAATTGGAAGATTCACGTTGTAGCAGATTGTCCACCTGATGAAATAAAAGAAAGGTATTTAGATATTCTTGCGTTCTTTGATGAACATAAGGATAAGATTAGATTCTCAGCAACAGAAATGAGATATAATGATTGGGGTCATACACCACGTAATATTGGTTTAAAACAAGCAACAGAAGAATGGGTGATAATGACAGGGGAAGATAATTACTACGCACCAACATTCGTTGAAAACTTTCTATCATCAGTTAAAGACAGGGATGATGTTCATTTTGTATTTTGTAATATGGTACATAATTGGGTGAATGATGATTACATTCCTGTAAGATGTGAGATTGAATTTGGAAAGATTGATATTGGAAACTTTATGGTAAGAACCTTCAATGCACAGAAATTAGAATTAAAGGTACAAGTTGAACAAGCTGATTATTGGTTTGTTGAAGAATACTTAGCAAGATTCCCTGAAGGGAAGATAATGCATATTGATAAAATATTATATGTCCACAATTAAAGTAGCTTTAGTAGTTGTAGCCAAATGGGAGGATTACTATTTGGAAGAATGGTTAGAGTATAACCACAAATTAGGATTTGATAAAATCATTATGTATCAGAATGATTGGAGGACCAACATAGAAAAACCATATCTTCAAAAAGAAGTATGTGATGGTAGGTCCATTCAGGTTCCATTATATAACAATGTATTACATCACAATACAGAATATGATTGGATTGCGTTCATTGACTGTGATGAATTTATCGTGTTAAAAAAACACAATAACATCAAAGAGTTTATAGAAGAATATAAAGAACATACCAATGTAATATCACTTAATTGGTTTATACATGGGAATATGGGATTGGTTAATAGAACATCCAATTCATTATTACAAATGTTCCCAAAAAGAAAAGATGTGATTGATAATCATATTAAGGTTTTAGTTAATGCAAGAAGTGGTGAAAGAATGCAACTTCCTCACAATACATTTGGTTTGGCAATGGATACCAATGGTCATAGATTCCACGGACCTTTTAATCCAAATGGTCCATCAGATGTTGCGTACATCAGTCATATTCACAATAAGACAAAAGAAGATTGGAAGTTAAGATGTGAAAGAGGAAGGGTAGATTGTGAGATTCAACACGACCCAAATAGATGGGATAATGAAGTAGGTCAGAATGAAGAAGTTGAAGACCTATCAGCATACAGATTCTTATATGGAAATTAATATAGACCTTACCAAGAAACAAACCCAAGCGTGGAAGTTCTTAATGGACAATATAACGAATGAAGTGTTATATGGAGGTTCAGCTGGTGCTGGAAAATCTTGGTTAGGTTGTTTATGGATTAGTACATTGTGTTTAAACTATGAAGGGATTAGATGTTTGATTGGTAGAACTGTATTACAACAATTAAAATTAACAACCCTCAATACTTTATTTGAAGTATTACAACAAATGGGATTAAAGTCAGGGGAACATTATGTTTATAACGGACAATCCAATGTGGTGACATTCAATAATAAATCAGAAATAGTATTAAAGGATTTAGCGTATCAACCATCAGACCCTAACTACGATAGTTTAGGAGGATTGGAATTGACAGCAGTATTTATAGATGAGGCTGCACAGATACCACAATTAGCATACAACATTCTTAAATCACGTATTCGTTTTAAATTAAATCAATACAATTTAAAACCAAAGATTTTAATGACTACCAATCCAGGTCAAGTATGGTTGAAGAAAGTATTTTATTTACCTTATGTCACAGATGGATTGCCAGACAATATGAAGTTTGTACCTGCACTACCGATGGACAATCCTCACTTACCTGAATCATATATACAGATGTTAAAGTCATTACCAACACCACAAAGAAGAAGATTATTGGAAGGGGATTGGAACTACATGGAAGAAGATGATAGTTTATTTGATTTTGATTCAATTACCAATTCAGTATTTAAAAGTGTTCCCAATCCACAAGATAAAAGATATATTTCAGTTGACGTTGGTAGATTTGGTGATGATAGGTCCGTGGCGGTGGTTTGGAATGGTTTAACGATAGTTGAAGTGATTGTATATAGAAAGTTATCCACGGTGGAATTAAGTGACCAAATTAAGGACCTAATTGCTAAATGGAAGGTACACACATCACAGGTGGTTATAGATTCTGATGGCGTAGGAGGCGGTGTGGCTGATCAGATTAGAGGGGTAAACTTTGTGAATAATAGTAAAGCACTACACGACCAAAACTTTACCAATCTAAAATCCCAATGTTATGTAAAACTATCTGAACTATTTAAAGAGGGTAAAATATCCCTTAACATATTGGATAGTAGTTTGGTGGATGAATTAACACAGGAATTATTAGCAGTAAAATTGAAAGACATAGACAGAGATAATAAAGTATCTGTACAATCAAAAGAGGAAATGAAAAGGATATTGGGTAAGTCACCTGACTTATCTGATGCTGTGATGATGGGAATGTATTTCCAAATAAAGAATATGAAAGCAACAGGAAGATATGCAATAAATGTAATTGGTGGAAGTAACTATTCATCAATCAATAATATTAGATAATATGAAAAATATAACGTTTGAATTAAAAGGAGTAGAATATAAATTACCAGAATATTTAACCATTGGTGATTATGTTAAGATATTCAAGGTAAAGAATCTATTTGAGGATGAATACTTTGCAATCAAATTAATTAATATCATTACGGGTGCACCAACTGATTTATTACTGAAAGCCAATAGACAGGTTATCAATAACTTATCAGGACAATTACTTAATATTATTCCAACACAGGAACCAGGTTTTGTGGATAGATTTGAATTGGATGGTGTTGAGTATGGATTCATTCCATCTTGGAAAGATATGTCATTCGGTGAATTTGCTGACCTTGATACACTTATGACCAAGAAACCTGAAGAAATGTTGAACTATCTTCACATCATCACAGCAATATTATATAGACCTATTACAAAATCCAAATCAGAACACAAGTTTGAGATTGAAGAATATAATGTTAAGTCAATGGAGGAACGGGCCGAACTATTTAGAAACAGATTAAATGTGGAGTACGCTTTAGGGTCTCAGTTTTTTTTTATTCATTTCGCAAGGACCTATTCAAAAAATACCCTAACATCTTCAATGAGTTGGATGAGAATGAGTTGGATTCAGATAAAGTTCGCATGGAAATGGAGGAAGCTAATTTGGAAAAATCTATGGAAGAAAAATTCGGATGGTACCTTGTTCTTAACAGAATTGCAAATGATGATATTACAAGACACGATACAGTCGCTAAGAAAGGAATCATAGAAGGATTAAACATGTTATCCTATCTTATTGAAAAGGATAAGGAAGAACTTAAGAGATATAAGAAGGCCAATGGGATAATTTCATAACACATTTTAACAAACTTTATATTTATAATTAGATGAGTACTATAACATATAAACAATTATTAACATACTTTAGTAGTATCGCGTATAATCACGAACAGATTAAATCTTTTGGGTTCGGTGATTTTAAACAGATTACTAATGATATTTTAACCAAAAAGGAACCATTATACCCAAGAATGTATGTGGTACCTGAACAGGTTCAGTTCAATCAAAATCATATTCATTATAATTTTGGTGTTGTTTTTATGGATAGAGTTGAGGATGACTTATCCAATTTGGATAATATAATGTCAGATACTTTAGAATTAGCATCAGATATATTTACAGTATTTTATCAATCATATACATACGAACAAGGGGATTTTAGTAAAATAGCAGTGGGTGATTGGTCACCTGAAGTTGTTCCATTTACAGAAAGGTTCAATACCATTCTTGGTGGATGGACATTACATATTAAACTCACAGTACCATTTGATTACAATAGTTGTAATCTTCCTATCGTGGATAATTATGGTTTTGCACAAGATGAATCATTCAGTTCTTATTATCAAATGTTAAAGGATTGGAAGAACTTTGCACAAGCACACGAACAGGTAAATAGTTATGGTTTTGGTGATGTGACACAATTAATAGATGACATTGAAACAAAAGTGGAACCATTGTATCCACGTTTGTATTTTATACCTGAGACAACAACTCTTAATCAAAATCAATTTGATATAAACTTTGATGTAAGATGTTTAGATAGAATTGAAGATGATTTATCAAATCAACAAGATGTATTATCTGATACCTTAGAAATTATGAAAGATTTTTATGCTAAAGCATATTTATCTGATTATGAAGTTTTGTGGAATGCAACACTCAACCCTATATTACAGGAAACACAAACAGAATTAGGTGGATGGAGTTTAATAGTTACAATACAACAAAAATTTGATTATAATAGATGTGTATTACCAATAGATAGTTTTGCTGAAGGTATTACTTGGGAAGAATTAAATAGAAGATGGAAAGAAATAAATCAACAATGGGAAAGTGTTAAAAAAATTAATTAATTAATATGGGTGCATTAAATAATTTATATGTTAGTAGTTCGTTTCAAGGTTTAATGAAACTAACAAACAGTGCAACTGGTCTAACAAATAGTTTACAAACAATACAAGCTGGTGACGGAAGTGATTCTCCATTACAAATGAGTTTAACTCAAGTAAACATATCAGGTTCATTCACAGTGAATAACTTACCTATCACAGGTTCAACTTCAGGAACGTCAGGTACATCAGGTACTAGTGGAACAAGTGGTAGTGATGGTTCAAGTGGAACTAGTGGAACGTCGGGTTCTTCTGGTTCATCAGGAACATCAGGTTCAAATGGTAGTTCAGGAACTAGTGGTACATCAGGAATAAACGGAACGAGTGGTACGAGTGGATTTAACGGTTCATCAGGTACAAGTGGTACTGCAGGTTCTTCAGGAACTAGTGGTACTTCAGGTTCTAATGGAAGTTCAGGTACATCTGGTACATCAGGTTCAAGTGGTAGTTCAGGTACATCAGGAATTGATGGAACGTCAGGTACTAGTGGTACTTCAGGTTCAAGTGGTATTAGTCCATCATTAGTTGGAGTAATTACAACAGGTTCAATATCATCAGAACAATCAATCACAGGTTCATTGAAAGTTACAGGAAGTGAATTTGTAATAGGTGCAATACAAGCAGCGGATGCAGATTATGGTCCTCAATATATTGCACCAACTGTATTTCAGGGTGTTGGTAATAGTGCAGTAGCATTTGACCAATTTGTACAGACAGGTAACTATGATGCATTACATATCGAAAGTAATGCTAATCAAGGAACTAAGTTTCAAGATTTTAACGGTAATTCATTTGTTTTAGTTGATTGGTTAAAAATACCAACAAATCCTGGCACAAATCCTCCACCACAATTCACAAGGGGTATTGGTGTAACAGGTTCATTAAATGCATCATCAATAACAGGGTCATTACAAGGAACAGCATCATTTGCATCAAATTTTAGTAGAACAGGATTAATAACTACTGCTTCAATAAATGAAACACAATCAATCACAGGTTCATTAAGAGTTAGTGGAAGTGAATATGTTATTGGTGCAGTTCAAGCATCAACTTATAATGAAACTTTACCACAATTTCTTGGAAATACAGTATTTCAAGGTGTGGGTCAAACAGGTGTTGCATATGACCATTTTGTAAATGCAGGAAATTATGATGCGTTGCATATAGAAAGTGTTTTGAATGATGGTACAATATTCCAAGATTTAAATTCAAGTACATTCGCTTTAAGTACGTGGTTGAAAATCCCAACTAATACAGGAAACAATCTACCTCCTCAATTTCCGAGGGGTTTAGGTATAACGGGTTCATTGAGAGTAAGTGGTGATACATTTATGACAGGTTCTTTAAATGTAACAGGTGGTATCACAGGTTCATTACAAGGTACATCATCCTTTACATCAAATTTCAGTAGAACAGGATTAATAACAACAGCTTCAATATCAGAATCACAATCTATTTCAGGTAGTTTAACTGTGACTGGTAGTGAAACAGTAATTGGTGCATTACAAGTTGCAGACGCAAACTACGGTCCTCAATATTTTGCACCAACAGTATTTCAAGGGGTAGGTCAATCAGCAGTTGCTTATGACCAATTCGTTAATAGTGGTAATTACGATGCAATACATATTGAAAGTAATGCTAATCAGGGTACTAAGTTCCAAGATTTGAATGGTAGTACCTTTGCTTTAACTACTTGGTTACAAATACCGACCAATAATGGTAATAATCCTCCACCACAATTTAAAAGGGGATTAGGTGTAACAGGTTCGTTAATAGTTAGTAGTGGTTCAATATATAATAGAGGTACAGGTAATGTTATTAATAACCTTGCTTATGGTGAAGATGCATTATTCAAGAATCAAAATGTAATGGGTGGTGGTTATAACAATACCGCTATTGGTTACAACGCATTATATAACAATACAACAGGACAAACAAATACAGCAATCGGTGCTAACTCAATGTTAGAAAATATAAGTGGTTCTAACAACTTAGCAATTGGTGATAACTCAATGAGAAACAATAAAGCATCAAATAACGTTGCAATTGGTTCTACATCATTATTCCAAAATACAATAGGTAATAATAACGTAGCTATCGGTGCAAGTGCTTTAAGAGACAACGTATCAGGTTCAGCTAACTTAGCAATTGGTGGTTCAGCAATGCAGAACAATGTTGGTGGTATTAATAATGTTGCTATCGGTAAAAGTTCATTATCATCAACAACAACATCAAATAACAATACAGGTGTTGGTGCTGAAACATTAGCATTCTTAACAACAGGTTTATATAATACTGCTATAGGTCTTCAAGCTATGGCAAACACAACAACAGGTTCTTATAACATTGCAATTGGTAATGAATCTGGTCAAGGAATGCAAGGTGATTATAATATCGGTATTGGTTTTGCATCAGTTAAAAATACAGGTCAAGCATTTAGAAATGTTGGTATAGGTTTTGAAACATTAACTAATGGAACAGGTGGTGATAACACAGCTATCGGTTATCGTTCATTATTGAATGGTGGAACAGGTAATATTACTATCGGTTCTTATTCAGGTTATCACGAAACAGGTAATAACAATTTCTATTTAACTAGTTATTATTTTAATTCAAATAACGAAGCAAGAAGTGGTTCTTTGATGTGGGGTACAATGAGTAATACTACATCAGCACAAACTTTACAAGTTAATGCTGCAACAACTATTACAAATGACTTAACAATAGCATCAGGTTCGGACTTTTTTGCACACGGTCATAAACAATTCAATACCGCAGAGTTTTGGTCCACTCAAATACAAAGTGGAAGTGCTGGTGTGAGTGGTTCAATAACATTTAATAATTCAGGTAGCTTACATGGTATTAGTTTAGTGAGTGGTTCAAGAATGACAGTAGCTAATGCAGGTACATACAATATACAATTCTCAGCACAAATAGAAACTTCTGCTGGTGCTGACACAGGTTATATATGGTATAAGAAAAACGGTACTAATATATCTGATTCAGCAACAAAAGTTTTATTGGCAAATAATACAGCACAGGTAATGACAGTTAATTTAATTGATGAAGCAAGTGCAAATGACTATTATGAATTGGGTTATCAATTTACAAATGGTAATGCAACAATTATTTACGAAGCTGCATCAGGTAATATTCCTGTAATACCATCAGTAATAGCAACATTAACACAAGTAAGATAAAAATTAAATTAATATGGAAGACACAAGACCAAGACCCCCAATGGAAATAATGCCAACCCCAACTCCAATACCACCAACACCAGAAAATAACTAATTATGAATTTAGATGCACTAGCACCGATTATTGAACAAATCATCAAAGAAAGTTTAGATGAGAAAGCATATATATACGGAAGATTCCAAAAGGGATTGACAAATCGTGTTGCTAGTGGTACATTAAAAAATAGTATTAAAGCTGAGGTTGATGATAATAAACAAGGAGTACAAGTTATTAAGATAACTGCACTTGGGGGAAAAAGATTGGAAGATACATATGCATATTGGTTAATTAACGATAGAAAACCTGGTAATGGTTTTGCTAACATCGGTGCAATTAAACAATGGATATATAATAAAAAAAGTTTTAGAATAAGAGATTTTAAGACAGGACAATATCTTCCAAAAACAGAAAAAAATGTAGATAGTGTTGCATTTGTAATAGCAAGGTCAATAGGTAAATTTGGATTCCAAAACAAACCTAAGAACTTCATGACTATTGCAATGGACAAAATAATGAATAATGAACAAGTAATGGAAATAATTGCGGAAGCAACTTATGACGAATTGTTTAATAAAATAGAAGGAATTTAAATATTATGAATAACTCTATAATTAATATATGCTTGATGTGCTTCTTCTTGGGTTTTATATCTACCAAGATAGATTTGTTTAGAGTTATGTCTAATTTTACTAAAGTATTTTTTACGATTTTTATCGTACCAAACACCAGGAAATTTAGATTGATGTTTATGAATTTCATTATCTCTTCTTTTAATCCACTCAAGATTTTCAACACTATTGTCCGTTTTATTTTTATTTTTATGATTAACTTCAGGAAGGTTATTAGGATTTGGAATAAAAATTTTAGCAACAATAGTATGAACAGATATAAATTTTCCATACAATTTTACAATACAATAACCCCAAGTTGTTCGTTGTGGTTTAAGAAATTTTTTAGAACGAACAGAATAAATTTGTCCATTAGAATGGACTACATAATTGGTATCAAATGGTTTTTCCATAATACAAATATACTAAAAATTAATTAAATATGGCATTTGGCTATCAAAACTTATACGCAAATGGTTTAAACAACAATACCCAACTTAGAAGATCTACCGATATGGTTTATCAAAGAGGTGGGAATTATAATATTGTTTTAACAGGAAACACATATGAAAGTTCAATGGAACTTGATGTAGATTTATATTCAGACGGAACAAAAGTTGGAAGAATGCAACTAGTTCCATTTGATGTAAATTATACAGGAGGAACCTACTATTATACTTTCAACCTAAGACCATACAATTACATGTCTAATTATGTAGAATCAGAACATTTTCAATATTATTGGAAAAATGACTGGTATCAAACAAATAACACAATTAACATTAATAATCAATATCCAAATATTATTACTGCTAATTTCAAGTATGGTTATAGATATGTAAATACAACTGGTGGAACTGTAACTGAATATACAGGTGGAACACCTACAAACAATTTAAATCATTTTACAAATATACCTAACTGTATTAATGCAACAGGATTTACTGCAAGTGGATTTACAAATACAGGTGAGTATTTTGATTATGTAGGTGGACAATTTCAAATGGGAAATGACAAATATATCCTACCAAATTTTGACCAAGAAATTGGTACTGTGATGGGAACAGGATTGACTATCAATACTTTAGATATATATAGACGTTTGTCACCTATGTCTCAGTATTTGATGGATTATCCAACACTACCTGAACAAAGTGAAACATCAAGATTTTTAACTGATGCACCACGCATTCAGTATATACAACCTGATGAAAATTATGTATTATATTACCTAAACGGACAATCAGGAGATAGGATGGTTATAGAAGCAGATTACGCAGTGTTTAATTTATATGATAGTACAAATACACGATTATCAGTTAATGGTGTTTGGAATCAACAATTGAATTTTAGTGGTACAACTTATGCATCACCTACAGGTTATACAGATACATTGACTGTCAACGCATTACCTTGTGGTCCTCAAGATATAACTAATTTATTCTTATCAGGACAAACTTGGGATAATGTGGCATATTATACAGTACAATTATTCTATTCATATCCAACAAATGTGAGTGGTAGAACAGCAACAGGACCAGTGGGACCATTGAGTGAAACATTCTATTTTTATTTGTATAACAACTGTCAACCTGAGAATACAAGATTAGCTTTCTTAAATAGTAAGGGTGGATATGATTATTATACATTCAAATCATATAGACAAGACACAAAGAAGATTAGTACACAAACATATGATAGTAGATATTTTTCAACTGATTTAGCAGGACCTGATTTTAATATCGGTCGTTCAGTTAAAACATTTGGAACTGATGTGAACAGAGAAATAGTATTAGAATCTGAGTTTTTATCTGTTCCAATTGCACAATGGTTGGAACAAATGTTCTACTCACCACAAGTATATGAGGTAAGACCAAACTATATTTCACCGATGGATAGACAAGATAAAATCTATTGGGATTTAAGACCATTACAAATTTTATCAACAGAGGTAGAAACTATAACAAAAAAACATAGAAAATTAAATAAGTACAGAATAACATTGAAGTATGCAGATACATTCTTTGCTAACCAAGGATTTTAATTTATGAGTCAACAACAAACAGTATTAAGAGTAGAAACAAATATACCTGACCAATCATTATTTACAGGTGACGGGTTTGAGTTTACATTTTTGGATTTATATTCTGACATTCCAATTAAGATAAATAAGTCCTTTGCTGAACTTCAAGATATATCAAAGAAAAACTCAGATTATTCAATAGGTTTAACATTACCAGGTTCAAAAAAGAATAATAGATTCTTTGAAAATTTCTACAACGTTGACATTCAAACATTATACTTCAATCCTAACGAAAGAGTTAATTGTAGTGTTCTATTGAATGACCAACCTTATTTCAGAGGTTACATGAGATTGAACAAGATTAATGTAATGAACAGTAAGGTAGAATATGATGTAACTTTATATTCAACAATAGGTAATTTATTCGGAGAGATTGGAAACAATCTATTGAAAGATTTAGATTTTGATGACACTGAATATACATTCAGTCATACATTCAATTTAAGTGGAGTTACAAACTTTTTTGGTAAATCAAACTTTTTTGTGGATGGTGAAAAACCATATCCATATTTTTATCCTGTTGTACATAATGGTTATAACTATACAAACGTAACAGGAACTACTGGTGGAACTAGTAGTGTTTCATTACCTAACTATAGTGGTATTACTTCAGGTGCTACAGTATTAGACCAAACAAGATTATATACATCTACATCACCGATTGGTGCTTGGTCAACGTATAGTGGTGCAACAGGTGCAACAACACAAGAGTACAGGATTAATTCACCTATATTTGGTTTAAGAGACAATCAATTAAAACCTGCATTGAATATATGGAGTTTAATCAAATTAATATTTAAAACCTATGGTTATAGTATTAAGTCAGATTTTATGAATACTCCGTGGATTAAGTCATTATATCTATATGGTTATTATAGTTATGAAGGAACTAAATTCGGTTGGAAGGTAAACAATATTCAAGAATTACCATTAGAAGGTGTACAAATAGTTTATGATGCTAATAGTAATACAATTGTAGTAGTAAAAGCTAATAGAGGTATTCCGTGTTATGCATTGGAAGATATTAACTATGGTTTAACATTAATTGGACCTGGTCCATCATTTACACCTCAATTTCAGAACGGTGTAATAAAAGCAGGAACATCAGGTGCAACAGTTACCATAACAGGTACGTATGACTTTTTAGGTGGAAGTGTACCTATTTCAACAGTTTCTCTTAGATATTCACCTAAACAAGTAGGAGAGAGTAAAACATATGTGGACGGAGATAATGTTGATTTTAGTTTAGTAATAGACCAAAACATTAAACAGATTGATTTATTAAATTCAATTGCTAAGAAATTCAACTTAGTATTTATTCCTGACCCTGAAAATCCAAATCAAATTATTATTGAACCATATGACTTTTATGTTGGAACTGGTAATATATATGATTGGACACCAAAATTATCATATGATAAAGGATTCACAGTTGAACCAGCATTGAACTATGTTGAAAGTTCTTTATTATTAACTGACTTAGAAGATGGTGATGAGGGTAATAGAATATTCAAGAATCAAACAAATAGAATATACGGACAAAATAATATATATAATCCTACTGATTTTAAATCACAAGAGAAGAAAATTGACACAATATTTTCATCTGAATTGATTAGAAAGTGGGATGATAATATAGGTTTACCATTAGGTATAAATTATGCAGCTTCAAATCAAGCTGATAGTAATGGTGATGTTAGATGGAGTTATAATGGTGTTAAAACCAAACCAAAATTATTTTATTGGTTAGGACCAGCAAATCCATTTATTGATAATGTAGCTGAAGTATATCCTGATGGTACTGGTTATTATAATACATATACAGTCAAAGTATCCTCAGCACTTTATACAGGTTCAACTGTTGGAGGAGTAGATATTGATGTAATGCCAGAGATACCTGTAATTTCTCACACAATGCCAATCGGTATTAGTGACCAAGATAAAATAAATAACGATAGTTTAAGTATATTGTTTAACTCAGAATTACCTGTTGATATTGGTGTTCAAACTTATAACGTATATACTGAAAACGATGTTTATAATGTATTCTACAGAAATAGAATAAACAATATATATAACCCAAATACGAGGTTTTTGAGTGGGTATTTTGACCTTAAATATTCTGACATACAAAACCTTAAGTGGAACGATATAATCAAAATTAACGAACAATATTTCATAATAAATAAGATTAATGAATTTAACTTAACTAATAGAGAATTAACAAAGGTTGAATTAATTCAGGTTAATGTAAATCCACAGGAATATCCAACAAGATATTTCAAATATCAATATTGTGACCAACCATCTTATTGTTTTAAATTTAAAACAGATTTTACGAATCCTAATTTACAGGACACCAATTTTATTTGGTCAGTATTTTATGACCAACAAGTTGGTTCTTTGACAGGTTCAACATCAGGATTTACATCCACATTCCAAGTTTTTAATACAGGTAGTGTACAAGTTGAATATATTCCATATACAATGAATGAAATATCACAATATGACTTTGATAGTGGTAGTTGTGTTAGTTCAACATGTGACACAATGTTAAATTATATTTATAATAATCCTAATGGTTTAAATTATAGTTTAGTTGGATTTTGGGAAAATGCTAGTGGTTCTTATACTGGTGCTAATGTATTTGAGAGTTGTACTCAATTTAACACAATAAGAGGAACATACGGAATAATAACAGGTTCATCAACAACCTACGGATCAAAACTTTGTTAAAATTAATTTATGGGACCAAGAATATACCCTTCATATCAAGACACTAATATAAACACAAGAGGTTCATTAATAATTACTTATGATGAAATTGTTAATGGACTTGGTGGTGATAATTTTGAAATTTATGTGAATAACATTCTAAGAGATAGAATATACTTAGATGTTGAGGGATATTATTCAACTGACTTAGTTTTGAATGATGTGGTTACACTTAAATTTCCTGGAACACAACAATCATTATCAATAGATATAAATAGAAAAAATTATACAACTGATGATAATAATGATGATGGTTTGACTTATACATATATTGATACTATTAATCAATTTAATACAACTAACTTCCAATATTCATTTACAGCTACTACAACAAATGATAGTTATAATTTTGAATATATAATAGGTAGTTCAACATTACAAGTAACTCCAACTCCATTACCACCAGAATTTTGTAAGGGTTTTAACGGTGATGTTATGGACATTGCAGTTCAACCTGATGGTAAAATTATAGTTACAGGAACTTTTGGTTCATTCACAGATAAAAACAGTACAACAACAGTTGTTCCATATATAACAAGATTAACTTCAGGTGGAACAATTGATTTAACTTTTACTCCAAGTGCTGCTGTTCAATCATATGTTGCAGATGGAAAATATTATATATGTCTTTTGAATAATGGTTCATTTATTTTATATAGAGATTTTAACCAATTTAACTTTAAAGTAAGTTCTAATGGTTTAACGAGTGAATATTTGGGATTAGGAGACACGACCATTACATCACCATTTGCATATAAAATGAGGATTCCATCAAGGGATGGAACTGGTAAATGGTATATTGGTGGACAAGGATTCACAGTTGGTGGAGTAGTAAGTCCAATATATCGTTATAATTCTGATGGTTCAAGAGACACCACATTTAACCCACCAAGTGAAACAAGAGAAGCAACTGCAATATATGAATTATCAAATGGAAAAGTTATAGTTTCTGTAGCAACAAATTATACTTATCAATTAAATTCTGATGGTTCATTAGATTTTGTTTATAATGTTTACACAGCAAACTATGGTTATATTAGTACTATAGCTGAAGGTCAATCAGTAGATAAAGTTTATTTTACAAGGTTAGGTGCTTTGATGTTTAGAATGAACACAACAGATGGTTCAATGGACTATGGTTTCCCTATTACAACAAGAGGATATGTTTCTTTTGTTCAAACATTAGGTGCTGGTGTTGACGATGATAAAGTAATTTATAATAGTAATGTTGACCTTGTTTTGAGAAGAATAGGTATAACTGGTACAACTGATGATTCATTTACAGGTAATTTAGGTTCGTCTTCAGGTACAACTGTGATGGTAAAAAGAGTAAGTTCATCTAGTGATAGTATGTACATTTATGGTGCATTCCAACAATGGAACGATTATAGTGTTGGTGGATTATTTAAATTAAATCCTGATGGTTCAGAAGATTTTAGTTTTTATAATTTCTTATGTGAACCTACTCATACTCCAACACCAACTCCTACACCTACCCCAAGTCCTACACCTACACAAACTCCAACACCAACACCAACAGGTACTCCTACACCTACACCAACACCATTACCAGTTAGTGTTACACTAGAACTTAGATATGTTGGAACAGGTTCAACTCGTAATAATACCAATACTACTAATAACACAGTAGTAACTAATGGTGTTACATATACTTTCTCTGGATTAACTTGGAGTCCAACTATTGATAATTTACAATCACAAACTGCAAGTGTAGTTCCAGTGAATCCTACATTTACTATAACAAGACAATTATGTAAAAATGGAGTAAATAATGAAACGGTAGATGACACAGCATTTGTATTATTTAAAAATGGTGTTAATATAAATCAGGTCTCATTTCCTAATGACCTTTTATTATCACTCAATTGTCCAGTTACTTTGACAAGAACATATACCCTTCCTTCAAACACAACCTTCTCCGCAGGAGATACCATAAGAGTTTTGATTGTAGATATATTTAAGTAATTTCAGACCACAATAAATAAAAAAGTATATTTAATAGTATGAGTACAAGATATATACCCCAATTAAGTAATGAGAACTTCGTATTTCCAAATTATGATTTACAGGAATATGATGTGGATATTATACATAATATAGATAGTGATACTGTTACAGGAACAATTAGTTCCTTCACAGCAAGTTCAGTATCTTCAACAGCAATCACAATTCAATATACTTGGTCGTGGTCAAGAAATGGTGCTGAAGTATATATAAGTCAATCAAATAATATTCACTTGGTTTCGGTACACGCATTAACGAGTACACAAACATATTATAAACCGTGGAGATTGGTGGATTTAAGAACAAGTGGAACAACGGGGTCATCTACTTATAGTGGGACAACATCATTCACCATAACACCTTCTCAAATGGGTGTAGCTTCATTTACATCAGGAACATATTATTTTGAAATTAGATTTATAGGTCTAAAATCAATTTACCCTGTATGTCAAACATTATCAATAACAATATAATTTAAACATGGCTAAAGAAATACCTATTATAATAAAAGTAGACGGAAAAGAAGTTGATATTGCTAAAACCAGTATTAATGACTTTGAGAAAATCTATGTAGAAGCACAAAAGAAATTAAAGACATTACCATTAGGTTCAGAAGAATGGAAGAAGTTAAATTCAGAAATTAAGACAGCTGATAAGACATTCAACCAAACAAAAGAAATTCTAAATGAAACTGAAGGTAAGTTCAAGTCATTACGTCTACAAATTAGACAAGCAACAATAGCATTCCAAGAAGCAGAGGAAAAGGGTGATATTAAATCAATGAGGAAATTAAAAGGTGACTTAGACGCACTTAATGACCAATTGGAAGTTACCACATTGAAAGCAATGAAGTTTGAAGATGCTTTAGCTACTATGCCAGGTATTGCGGGTTTTGTTGGTCAATCTATTCAAGGTATAGATAAGGCGTTCAAAGTACTTGTAGCTAATCCGATATTAGCTTTAATCACTGCTTTAGTAGGTGCATTTACTTTGATGAAGGAAGCTTTAGGTAAAACTAAAGAAGGACAGGCAGCATTGAATAAGGTGTCACAAGCTTTTTCAACTGTGATGGGTCCATTATTAGCATTAATTAATACGGTTGCAGTTCCTGTATTTGAAAAACTTGCATTAGTATTAGGAAAGGTTGGTGAAGGTTTTGCATGGGTTGCAGAAAAATTGGGTGTATCAAAAGAAAAAATTGCTGCCGCTACTAAGGATGTAGATAAAGTAAGTGAAGAAGCTGCAAAGAAGGAGGAAGAAAGACAACAAAAATTAAGAGAACAAAAAGAGAAAGAGATTGCAGACAGAGAGAAAGCAATACAGAAAGCTAAAGAGGAAGCAGAGAAAAAGAAGAAAAACGCACAAGACCAAATCAATGATAATGAGGCGTTGAAACAATCTGAAACAGAACTTGCACGTGCTAAGATGGAATTATCTGATGATGAAATTGCAAACATCAAGAAGAAACAAGCAGCACAAGATGAAGATTTTCAGAGAGAAACTAAGAGAATTAATGACCTATTAAAATTAGAAAAAGTAGGTTCAAGTGAATATAAGAAGTTGATTGTTGAAAGAAATAATCTTGAAAAGGATTATCTAAACAATAAAGCAACCAATACAAAAGACATTAAGAAGTTAAATGAGGATAGAATTGAGAATGAAAAAGAGT